TTCAGCACCGAATGTTACATTAGAATTGCCAAATTGATTACCTGCTTTTCGACAAGCTAACCCTATCCCACCACCACTATTGTATTTCGCTTCTAACGCTCCCCCTGTCGCAAGATAGAAGCCCAGAGCATCGCCCGTTCCAACATCAATGTTTCTGCCGGTGAAAGTTTTTAATCCGGTACCACTGGAGGTGAAGGACTCATAATCCCTGCTACTCCACACATTTGCTGATATATTATTAAATGTCCCTATGCTATAGGAACCTTCCGGTGCGTCGTTGATGTAGATAGAAACACTATTAAGAATACCAGAGGCATTGGCAGCGTTGTAATAGTCCAGGTAAGTATAATCATTCCCTGCGGACGAACTATCGTCAACGGCAGCATTGCCTATGTCAATTGCTTCATACGCCATTACTTTATCCTATACTCGCCAATGGTTTCGGCTTTGGTAAAATCAACATCTTGTATTTGTGGTAGTCTGGCAGATGCTTTATCCACTTTCAGCATTTCCGCTTGCATGTATTCGCTTTGCTTTTCTTTAGGGATTAATTTCATCCCTTCAAAAAATGCCCTGCGTGACGCATAACCGTAAGGCTGATTGATTAGCCGACCTTCCCATTTGCAATCTAAATCATTTAAAATATAATTTTGGTGTGCCAATGCTAGCGCCCATTCAAAGCACCAGAGAATTTCTTCTTCAGAAACATCAGGCTCGAATTGGATTGCATGGTTACAGAAAGAGTTTAACTCCCAGATGTGTGGCAAGGCGTTGCGCCATTCATTGTATAGTTTTATTTCATTTATAAATGTAATATACTCAGAATATTCTTTATAAAAATCCTCTTTACTATCTTTTGAAATTATACAGCCGGACATCACAATATAATCAATAGTATTAGACCATTGATATTCTGCCTCCTCGATTTCTTTTTGTCGGGGATAACCTTCTTTAGGAATAACCGGTGTAAAAATATAATGCTGTTGAAGATATAAATCATATTCTGCATCGCCTGAGTTGAGGTAAAAATCAGCAGAAACATTTATCATACCCATATCAGTGTATTTATCGTACTGAATTGGATTTATTTTAAAATAAGCCATGGATTATCTCGCAATATTTTATTTGCTCCACAATAGATAATAGGTAGGGTAAGGTGACCGGATTACGGACGGTATTTGATGGATTGTCGGTAGAAAAATATAAAAAGGACAGCAAGCAAGGCCGAACCGGACAGATCACCATAAGAAATACCTTCCAACTAGAGAACGAAATGAGTCATTGCCTATAGTTTTGTGCTGTCAAATATTTTTTAAATGTCAAGAGTTTTTTGCAAAATAGGGACACGATAGACAAATTACGTCAAAACCTGAATAATTTCAGGCAAGTAGACATAATCTATATTATTGGACTAAGATCAGGGGAGGTAAAAAGAGATTAAGCGCCGCCAAAACCGAACTTCATGCCGGATATGATCCGCAGTAATAACCAGATAACAACCAGTAATTCGGCAGCAATGATGTAGAGAATATATTTTTTAAATTTTTCAATCATAGAAATCCTTTTACATCAATCTTCGGAATCCTTCAAGTAATTTTCCGGTACGTCTTTTTTCGAATGACATCACGCGCCCGCCCATGGCCATTGTCATGATATAGGTGAGGGCCTGGCTCATGGCATCGATGTCGTCTTTATACAGTGCATTCGGGAACGTCGCCGCAGTATCTATCAGGTCGCCGACCCATGCATTTTCCGGAAGCGTCGGATCAGGCAGCCAGACACGCCCGCTTTCCTGCATCGGAGAAACAGCCGTCGCGCGAATCAACTTGTCCAGATCCGGATAGACAGGAAGAATCGGAATCATGGTTTCCTGCTGCAGGGCTTGAATGAGCGCCTGCCCTGTATCGCGGTCTTCGATCAGCACGACATTCGGCCGCCACTTGTTGAACTGTATTTCCGCCTGCAGCCGCAATTGCGGGTACTCTACCCTCTCGCGCCAGCGATCAAGCAATACCGCGCCCTGCTGCGAGATACCGTATGTATGGCAAACACTGTATGCCGACCGGACATTTTTCTTCGACGCCGTGTCCCAGGACTGCAGAATAAAATTACATACCGGAGGAACTCTGTAAAATTTCCAGTTATTACGTAAAAAAATTGTTCCTTCCATCGGCGCCGGCCGTTGCTGAAATAAAGCGTTCCACATCATCGACGACAGACTGGTCTTGATCCGGTTCAGTGCCACCTCGTCGTATCGCTGTGGACATAGGGCTTCGCCTACGGCACGGCCGAGCACATCTTCTTCGCCGTTCCAGTCTTCGGCAAGTGCCGGGATCCGGATGTGGAACCAGCCGTCCGCGGCCTTTTCTCTGGTAAGATATCCGATCAGGTCGTCTTCGTGCCATCGTGTATTATGGCTAACTAGTTGATTTGCAATAAAATTTTCTGTTTCTGCTATCTGAATATCAAAGACTTCTTCTATTCCGGCATAGGCAATTGATTCAATTTTTTCCAGAATAAAATCGGATGTATCGGATTGCTTCTTCGAGAACTTCAATGGTGACAAATCTTTTGACGAGCAGGTTGCAGTCGTTGCACAGGAGTCCCCTGACTTGTTTTGTGTCGTGACAGTGGTCAACGCAAAGCACTTCTCTCCAACTAGACGGGTTGTTTGCCATGGATGCATGGCGTTTACAAATAGCACAACACCCATTTTGCGCAGTATACATTTGATCGTATTGTTCCAATGTAATGCCGTAACGATATTTGAGTTTGTTACTGAAGCGCGACATAGCATTAACAGATGGCGGACGAACACCATCAGCCCACCGTTTTTTATTATAGTGAGAAGCGCAGTACCCCCTGCATATAGCGGGTTTATCGCATCTCGCTGCTTTGCAGTTTTTACCTTTCCATTTGCCCCATTGACCCGGTAAATTTCGTGGCCCGGGCGTAAGTCTTTCACTCGTATCCATTTTTTTACTCCATGATCGTTTATTAGGAACGGATGTCTCTCGTTCGCCTTAACTACTATACCGGAAGTCGTCTTAATTGTAAAGACTTTATCAAGACCATTACTTGTCCAATTTATTACATTTGATTTTGTAAGTCGTCCATCTTTGTACGTTTTTACCATATCGCCGGGACGAATATCCCGCAGATCTTTTTCCGTACCATCGGCCATCAACACTGGAGTATCGCCGGTCATACAATGCAAAATAATTATCGTGCCGCCAGGTTCAAGTCTGGTGTAGAACGTCGAGTCGAACCAGTCTTTGATCATCTCGCGCGTAGTGGAAGACTGCGCCTCCTGCCAGTTTTTGTGCGGATCATCGATGATCCCTAAGTCGCAGTTATGACAGAGAATTCCATTTGCAAAGAAGTTATTTGTGCCCTCAACTTCGATGTCATAGACGCATTGTTCGCTTGAACGATCGCGGGTAACACTTTGTATGGTGTCACAAACGAATGATGGTGGATTGCATGGCAATGACCGCACATCGTAACCAGGTTCTCTGGGGTATTGTTTGTCGTGTCGATATCCATGTGATGGATCATTAAATTGCTTCGTTCCTGGTTGATGGGATGATTTGTCTTGGTTATCGTTTCGGGGATTCCACACTGAACGCACGCGTTGCCGTCCCTCTCCAGAATTAGTGGACGCATTACCGAAAATTGTTTTGCGTAACTGGTCCCTGTTTTGTAATGCGAATTTCCCCTGCCCATCATTCTTATGGAATGTGCCAAGTTTTTGCAGACAGGACCGCAGTACGTGGTACGACTTGATAATGGCGTGAACACATCGAGACACACTGGACAAGTTTTGTCCTGTAGTTTTTTGCGTTTTCCTTTTAATGCTATTGACTTGCATTCCTTGCTGCAATATCTCTTGTTGCGCGGAACTTCCTTGCTGCATGTTTTGCATTGGTGTGGATGTGAATTCTTTACCGCATGGTGCATCCGGCTGCACTCTGGGGAACAATACGCGTCCGAACAACCAAGTTGCAATGCTTTCTCGTGAACGTAACGAGGTCTTTCGAATGATTTTCCGCAGACAGGATTTGAACAAGTCAGTGTATATGTTACTTTTCTTGCCGCGAAATAACATTTCCGGTGAGTCAACCCGCGGGTTGTCTTTGGCTTGCCGCATACCGAACAAATCTTGTTCTTTCGTGATTTTTTCGAGTCCAAGAATCCCGTCTCCGGACAAAAGGTCACGCGTCGGGATGTAGCCTCGTTTACGGTCGTAGATAGGATGTTCCCCTGTAAGCCGGAGTTTATGGCCTTGATCTGTATTAACTTCGTAGATTTCATGTGATGTCAATTCCCTTCTGGCGATAATCTTATTAAAAACAAGACTATCACAAGTATGGTCGTATGACAAGCAATGAATGTTATCT